GGGCGAGAAAGAGCCCGACCTCGTCGTTACGGATTTCTGTAGTCATTGGAGGGCTCCGTTATCAAGTGTCGGCGGTGAAGGTGACACCCGGGAGGTCAAACTCCAGAAGTGCCAGGCCTGCGCCAGCAGTCTCCGACAGCCAGCGGGCGCCGCCGGTCAAAGCGAAGGTCTTATTAGCGACGGCGGTATCAGTGAAACGGCCCACATAAGCGCCGTCCACAGTGCCGGAATGGTCCACACCGAAGAAACGCACGGCGTCGCCAAGGGCGATAGCGGCGGTGGAGTAGACCCATACAACGCCTTTCGACAGGACGTTGACGGTTTGAGTGTCGGGATAACCAACACGAGCGGAACCATCACCAATGATGTTGGTGGGGTTCGGGGTATAGGCAGAGCTGCCGCTCACACCCTCGAAGCTCAGACCGTCAATGGCCAGACCCACAACACCGGTGCCGCTGGTGGCCAGGGCGACGGCGAAGGGATCGTTAGAGCTCGGGGTGTTGTCGGTAGCGACCAGCGAACCGAATGGAATTGCGGCGCCGGACTGGTTGTAGTAGCTGCGAGACACATAGGCCTGCAGGTCAGCAACCATGCCTTCGTGACCAGGGATCAGCTCCAGGGGGTAGCTGCCTTGGACACCGAAGGGGTTGGTGACAGTAGTCGGGGTGAAAGTTACGGCCATTGAAGGAACTCCTTACTTGGTGGCGGTGAGGGGACGTTTCCAAGCCTCAGCCTGCTTGGCCCGATAGGCCGAAACGGTGCTGTTGGTTCCGCGGCCAGCACCTTTCAGTGCGTCGCGCAGGGCGCTGGTGCTGTCTTCGCGATCAGCGGAGTCCTCTTTGGTTACTTCGTCCTCGGAGATCTCTTCTTCGCCGGCTTCTTCCTCAGCGGAATCAGCGCGAGCAGCGAGGATGCCTTCAACCACGCCTTGGATATAGGCGGGTTCGGCGTCTTCACGAGGAGCAGAACCGATCAGGTTCTCGTAAGCCTGGTTGTACAGCGAGGCGTCGTCGATGCCGTCGAACTTGAAGTCCTCGGCAAAGGCGGGAGCCAGGCGCTGCAGGGTGGCCAGACGCTCAGCGACGAGCTGATCAAGCTCGGCTGTGTCGATGCGAGCTTCGCCTTGATTGGCGAGCTCTTCTTCGAGAGCGTCAGCACGACCTTCAGCGGCCTCTTTTTCGAAAGCCAGGGTGTCGAAGTCGGCCTGCAGAGAATCGAGCTTGGTTGCAAGCTCGTCGCGCTCTGTGGAGAGTGCTTGCAACTGGCGCCCCATGTCCCGGGAGTAGGACTGGACCGCGCTGGCTGCTTCTGCGGGCAGATCGATCTCCAGGCCGTCGAGTTTGACGGTTGCCATAACGGGAGATGCAGTTGAACTGGACTGGGGCGCCATTTCGTGCTCGGGGAAGTCGGCTACAGCATCCGCTGCATCCATTCGATCAAGCAAGAGTCGAACCTCCGGGCCAGCCCGGCCGCGGGGGACGATGGCGATGTGGTTCACCCGGATGTTGCGTTGTACGCCGGAATACTCCTCACCCTCGGGGGTAACTCCAGGGGTGGGGTCGAAATCGACCTTGTAACCGGCGGATACCTCGGTGGCATCCTTGCGCTTGATCTTCTCGATAGCGTCCTGGTCAGTTACTACCAGCGCGACCTCGACAAAACCATCGTTGTACCGAACTTGGCTACCGGAATAGCCAACTTGATACTGCTTGGTGTTTGCTGCGTCGAGAAGAACAGGTGGGTGACCCCACGTTGCGGGCTTCATGCCGAACGTGGATAGAGAGTCCGGGGAACTGACCTCGTCAGGAGGCCGATACTCACGGACTTGGGAGCCATCAGCCCGTCGGTAGAGCTGAGTTCCACTGCGAGCAGCGCGGCACCAAACCCTAAGGTAACCCTCGGGTGTGGTTTCGCTGCCCGTAATTGGAGCGAAGTCGTACCTGGATACTGATGTTTCCATGGCGCCATATTAAGGCTTAAAGCTGAAAGCGATAAGCTGATTCGGATAGCGTATGAACATCGGTGGCGATCTATAGACAGCTGGCGCTGTGCGAGCGGATCAGATACCTAAGGATTAAAGAGAAGTACACACAAGCTCAAGTTGCTAAAAAGTTATTAGTAAGCCAAGCGGCCTACTGTCGTTTGGAGAAGGGGGAGATTGAGTTTACAATTAACAAGCTGTTTGAGTTAGCAGATATGTACGGCGTAACTGCTTCTGAGCTGCTGGCCAAGCTCTAAGCATTCAAAACTTTGGAGTGGTACACCACAGCGCCCTCGGAAATCAAGCGGCGTCGAATTTCAGTTGCTTCGCTCGCTGGGCAATCAAGATTCTGAGCACCTGCGTTGTTGAAAAACCAGATGCGAACCAGAGATTTTGCAGACATGCGAGCGGGTTTCACCGAAAATTCAAGGTCCGAGGGGTTAAACCTTCATCCCGGCGGCTGACTTTACCTGAGCACTTCCACTTCGCTCTCGATAGGCACAGGGGAGTGTTGCGGTCCTTGCCGGAGCAGTCTTTGCCGTGGGATTTCATGTCACCAAAGCTGCGCGCGCAGTAACGGTCGCCCTTATCTGTGCCAGGGGCAATCTTGTAGCCTTTGGCGCCGTAGCGGACGGTGCGGGTGCGGCCTGTTTTGGGATCGCGAACGCGCTTGCTGTACTTTTTGTCGTCCTCGGTGTCTTTCTGCGCCTGGGGACGGGCTACTCCGCTGGAAGCAGGCACGCAATTAGGGACTCGGCGGCCGCCTTTGCGCTTCATACCCACCTGGACATAACCCTCCCAGCAAGGACCAGCGGCGTCGGTGCGGCCGAATCCTTGCGGCTTACGGCGACGGCGACGCGGTTTGGGCGCGCTAGCGGGAATAGGCAGACCTTCTGGGAATGCCATAAGCAATGCCGGCGTGATCAAATCGCTCTCGGGTAGGCGTTTTTGGTCAGGACGGCGATAACCGGGTTCGAAACGACGGCGGGCTGCTTCTGTACGAAGGCGCAGCTCACGAGATGTGGTCTTAGCTGCCATACCGGCCGCCTCACCTGCGGCAGCCATGGTGTTGCCGATCTGGCCAAGGCGGCGTACTTCTTCCTTAGCCGTTTGAGCGATGCGCTTCTCTGCAGCAGTTACCGCGGCTGCTGTGTTCTCCCGCATGCGCTGTGTCTTCGACTTGCGTTCGCGAGCGGGAGGAAGCAAGCCTTTGGGTGTAATACCGGGAAGGCGTGCGCGCTCTGTAGCGCCGGGTAGCCGAGGGCGAGATGGTTGCTGCAGCACTCGAACTTGAACAGGCTGCACCCGCATGCGTCTGCGTTGACCGGCATAGGCCAAAGCTCCGATACCTAAAGCAGCGGCACCTACACCAGCAGCAACGGCGGCTTTTTTACCGATACCAGTGTTCTTAGAACACGTGTGATTCGCAGGGATATAGCTAGCGCCGCAGGGGCGGCCAGCTGCGTCGGTGCGAGAACGGCTCCCGTACTGCTTATAGAAGTCGTCAACGATTCCCTGAAGATCAGATTCGAGCTTTTCTTTATTCTTGCTCTTCTTCAGCGCGCTCTGAATATCAGCCGACGTTAGTTTGCCGATGCGCTTGCCGATTACAGAGCGGATGCGGGATTCGGCTGCTTGGTATCCCTGAGGATCAGCAGTGCGCAGGTTGTAGCCCATACCACCGGCTTGCTGCAGACCAGTACGAGGAGGGTTCATCAGCCTTACGAACTCAGATGCGACGGAGGCTCCTCCACGATCCGAAGTTCCAAAATCAATGAACTGCGCTCCTTCTTTGCTGATAAAGACATTTCCAGGGTGCAAGTCATTGTGCGACATGCCCAAAGTATGCATGCGCCCCATTGTGTTGATAATACGGTCTTTATTGACCGCGCTTATTTCGGTGCCTTTTGTAAAACCACGCCATTGCAGAGCCGCGATCTTCTTGATTGCAGCCCCTGGATCGCGCTGTAGCTGCTCCTGAAGCTTGGGACCTTGGCGCATAAGCGCGCTCTGACTAGAAAGCGGTCGTCCTCGGGCAACTTCGGTTACCAGAATGTTCTCCTGTTCTGGGCCGAACAAGGTGCGCCGCGTTCCATTACCGGCTGCAACGACCTTAGGACCAATACCGTGCTGGCCGGCAAGGAAAGCTCCTTGAACTTCGTTCATCTGGAGGGCTTTCTGGCCGCGTATAAGCGCGTCGGCTGTATCTTCTGAGATAACCTTATTCATTTCCATCATTCGTATCTGCATACTCCCTGCATATCCTTTCTTGCCAAAGCTTTTAACTACGACATCTTTATCTTTGTACTTACCAAAGCTTACGTCACCGAATAAAGAAGGCGCGGCTTGCTTGGCAGAACGAGCGATGGTGTTGAGTACATCATCAGGATCTCCCAGTGTTTTCTCAAACGGCTTATAGCGCTGTGCCGGATTGAACTTCTCGCCGTAAGCCTGACGAACGTTTTTCAGCTGATAGAGGCTAGCCGCCGTGAGTCCGGCGTAAGCAACGAGTACTGCTGCTTGGGCTTTCTTAGAGCCTGCATTCTGTGGCTTTTTAGCCGCAGGCTTAGGTTCAACTTTAGTAGCCGGACCTTTGGTGCACTTCTCGCCCTCGGAGATGGCGCCTTTCCCGCACTTCAGGTCGGTACGCAGCGTTGTAGGCGTCAGTGGCATGGCTCAGATGTCGAAATTTCCAGGGGCGAAGCCGTCGGCAAACATCGAGTCGAGGCCGGGAGGGCGCCTAGCGGAAGGCTTGTTGAAAGCTCGTTCTAGAGAGCTGCGACGACGAAGACGACGATTTTGCAGCGCCATGCGGCCCTTACGAAGGGCACCGGCAAGTTCGCCAGTCTGCTGCTCACGTAACAAGGTTCCAGCTCCTGTGGTTAGCGCAGCATTGGTGAGTAGCCGCTTGCTCTCTTTCTTTAGGCCCAAGCCGCGCGCACCCACGCCTGTTAATGCCTGACCAGCGCCGGCAAGCTGGAAAGCCCGACCAGCGCCGGCAAGATCCCCAGTGAGAGCCTTACCTATGCCATATCCGGTAGCCCCCGCATTGAGGGCAACACCGCCGAGAATCGCACCCGCTGATGCAATGGTGCGAGCTTTGCTCGGCTGTTTCGGCTGCACCTTCTGCGCTGCGCCTTTGGTGCACTTTTCGCCCTCGGAGATGGCTCCTTTGCCACACTTCAGGTCCAGTCGCTCGGCGGCGTCTAGGCGGGCGCGGATGTAGGCGGTGCTGCGGTCCTGGATGCCGAGCTCGCAGGCGGTCAGGTACTCCTGAGGGGTCAGGGAGTCCATCTTCTTCATGTAGCCGCCGTCCTTCATGGACTTGCCGCAGCTTCCATCGCACTTGCCTTTGCGGCCCTTGGACATGCAGCCGCACTCGGCATCCATGGGCTTCTTGCCGTACATACCGCCGTCCTTGGACTTTTTCATGCCGCCGCACATGTCCATGGACTTCTTCATGCCCATGCCGTCAGTTGCAGGCTTGGTGTTTTTCGCACCCTTCGCACTGCGCTTGCGGCTGTGATTCGGATCCATGCCCGTGTCCATCTCCATTTCCTCCTCCTCTTCGGAGGGTTTCATGACGCGAGCACGGCGAGACATGGCCATACCTTCGCGGATGCCCTGCTCGTAGGCCTCGGATTTAGAACGACGGGCGGCGGCAGGCATGGTATGGGCCTTGGACTGTGCTTCACACAGCGTAGCCGTACTGTGCTATAGCGAATCGAATGGCTGCGGTGCAAACTGCTCGAAAACTCCAGCCTTATTGAGGTTGGCTGGACCCGTAGTTGCAACCTGAGAAACCTCTTCCCGATGACGCCGTGGCATAGAGGCGTACTCGGGGTCGATGGCTGCGATCTCGGGGTCCCAAGGCGCTAGATAACAGCGGCAACGAGGGTGACAAGGTGCATTTGTGCCTGATCTCTTGTAGATGCGGCCGGCGCGGGCATTGCAGATGGGGCAGGTGCGGTCGTCGCTGGTGGCGTACCACATGACGAGGTCGATGCCGTTAGCGGCGTAGTACTGATTGCTGGCAGCGTTATAGGCGCGTAGCGACTCGGTGCGGGTGATCACGTCAGCGCGGGACTTCACCACCCCCAGGCGGAGCCGCAGATCCTGCGTGATGGCGTCTGTGGGGCGGCCTTCGGCGATGCCCTGGGCAACGAGCTCGGTGGCGGTAGTGGCGAAGGCTTCGCCGTGGCGGCGGAGGTAGCCCTTGGCTTGGGCAGCTGCAGCCACCGTTGCTTCGATCGGAATTGATACGTCGATGAGACGACGTTCGGGCGCGATGCCGCGGAGGACTTTGCGTGCAACTGTGGTGCCCTTGCCTTCGGAACTGCGAAGCAGTCCACGCAGTACACGGTCATAGGCATCCACGCGCTGAGGATTGAACGCAGGCACTAGCTGGCGGAACTCTTGGAGGAGAGCCAAGTTGCGGTTAGCAACAGGAGCGCCACTGCGCAGCTGAACACGGGTGCGACGGATCAGCCGGTTGAAGCTGCTGTCGAGGATCCTGTTCAGCTGGAAGACTGTTACGTCCTCGGAGCGGCGCAGCGCGTTGTTGTAGCGCTCAAGGATTTGCATTAGTGTCGAGAGCTAGTCGAAGAACAAGTAAATAGTCGCGCATGGCGACTGCTTTTTTATTGTCGTCGTAATCTTTAATACGTGACCATAGCTCTTCGGGTTTGATAAGAGTGGCCGGCATAGGTGTAGCAGCGTCTAGTTTGCTGTTACCTTCAAAATACTGACTGTAATGAGCCATAGCCAGGTCTTTACCTGCACTTGAAAGGAAGCTCCGATCATCTTTACGTAGTCGATCCACTATTTGTTTAGCACTCAAAGCCGGCGTTACGCGCTGGCCGCGAGCACGACGGATGGCGCCGATCGTGCGTTGACGAGCGCCGATAGTCCCGTCAGCTACCTGACGTGTAAGGCGCTTGAAGCGCTCGAGTTGCTGCGATCTCGGGGTGTCATAAGCGATGGAATTGGCAAGAACCTCGCAGTTATCTCGGGTAAGCGAGAATTTGTAGTCAGACCCCACGGCACGCAGAGCGCGGCGTACTACTTCTTCACTCGGCAAGGCTTTGGAACCCTTTAGTGAAGGTGCTTTCTTGAGCACGGGGTACATAAAATGAGCCGCATCGTTTGAGTCGGGCTTAGTAGTACCCAGTTCAAAAGAATTGACAAAGCCTACGCGATCAGGATTTGTGTCAGCCATGACAGCCCTAACTTTGCCGTCTTTACCTTCGCCCAAGTAAATACCGAAATGAGCTGCTGGATCTTTTTCATTACGATAGTAAACAACGTCGCCAGGCTTTAATCCTGATTTCTTGGTGTAGTAGTTGCCCATTGCGGTCCCGCTTTTCTTTGTGTCAAAATCTTTCTTTGATTGTTTGGCGATTGTACGTGTTGATGGTGTGGCCTCAAACATGTTGGGCTGTTTAGCCACGCGCTTCATGTCTTGTACTACATATAGCCCTGTTGCAGCTGTGACACCCACAGCGGCTATAGCTATGGCAGCGGCTTTTTTGTTTAGCTTCGGCGTATCTTGCGCGTTTTCTTTCGTTGACTGATCTGTAGATCCTGCTTCTTTAGTGCAGTTATGGGACTTCGGGATGTGCGAAGCCCCACAGGGCTTTCCCTGTAGGTCTGCCCTCACTGCAAGGTAGGTAGCGGCACGTACTAGGCCTAGTGGGAGGGAGTCAGTACGTTGACGACGCGCAATGATGCGGTCGGCCTCGGCTGCGGCAGCTTCTGGACTAAGTGGATTTGCTCCCTTAGTCAGCATCGCAATCAGCTCTGAGCGTGAACGCAAGCGCCGGCGTGCTGTGCGGGGCTTTCCGGTGGAGGCAGGCTGGCGTGCGCGAGCGCTAGAAGCGCTTCGAACCTCTTCGAGGCGCTCAAAGCCATTCTGCTGTAGGTACTTAGTGGCTTCGCCCACGTTTCTGAAGTCACGTCCGGCAAGCTCAGCCGCAGCAACACTGATCTCCCGGCTTGAAGCCGTGAAAGTGCTGCTGTTCATTACTCTCCTAGAGAAATACTCTTTGGCTACAAGATCGCTCAGACCTTGGTTCATGCTCGATCTGATGTTTTCTGATTTACCTAGACGACTAGCCAGATAGCGTGAGTGTCCAATACGAGCGCTATTAACTAAATCGCCATAACCAGCTCTGCGCTGTTCAGTAGACAAGGCCGCACCTGGAGTTTGGCGTACCTCATCAGCTACCCGTGCGAAATACTTATCAAAACCATTACGAGTATCGCTGTAGATGGTATCAGCAAGCTGCTTACGGCTAATAACAGCTGATTTACTACGTGGAGCTTCACCTAAGACCTTATTAAGGATGCCTACTGCGTTTTCTCTTACGTCCTCGGGGAAATTGGCGGTGCTGGGGCCTACTAAACGGTTGAGAAAAGCATTGCGTGCATCTGCATCCTTGATATTCACACCTTCCTGACGTGCCAAAGCCTGCAAGTTACTGGCTTCACGGTTCAGCGCAGTAGCCAATTGTCGTCTTACATCGGTGTCAGTAGTGCCTCTGCTAAGGGCAAAGCCAAACTGACGCGAAAGATATTCATGAGTAGCGGGCTCGGCAAAGGTGCTTCCGTCACCAGCACCTGCAGCATTTGTGCGCTTTGTTCCCCAAAAGGCTTCAAGACTCTTTTGGCGCCACGTCTGATCGTTGTCTCCACGATTTTTAGCGTCAAGATCTAGCGTGCTGATCTTGTTATCGAGCACTCGAGCATTGGCGTACTCGGTAGCCCGGCGCTCTAACTGCGTTGGAGTGCGCAGGATGGCGCTGCGCATAGCTGCCGGGCCTGCGGCAGCTTCACCAGCGGCACGAGAAACGGCAGCACCCGCAGCAGCACGGCCTGCAGCACGGCGTTCGGCGCGTGCAGCGCCAATACCGGGAGTTACATCCAGTAAACGGTTAACGCCAGCAGCAACCGCGTCATCGATCTGTCGGCCGATGCCATCGCGATAAAAAGGAGCGCGCTTCAGCTGGTTATGGCTGAAAAGGCCAAAGCCCACGATCGCCAGACCAGCAGCAACGGTGCCCGCACGACGCTCGAGCTTTGCCTGCAGCTCTTTCTTCTTCTGAATGTCACCGGGTGTGGCCTTAACCACGCCACGAACAATGGCACGCTTACCGCCCTCGATCTCGGAGAAGCTTCCCGTGCGTAGGCCCTTGCCGATGCGCTTCACGCCGCGCTCAATGTTCGCCAAACCTCCAACGGGATCGGTCTGCACAGCGCGGAGCTGCGGGTCGGCGCCTTGACCCCTCAACCGGCAGTCCCAGTTAGGTGGAATGCAGCGTCCGCCGCACTTCACATTGGGAGGTGTGCAGGTCACCTGCCTGCTTGTCTTACCAGTACGGCTGCGAGCAGCATCAATACGAGCCTTGGTAGCCAGATAAGCCGCGGTACGGAAGCCTTCGGGTGTGGTATTCGGCAGTGTCATGGATCAGTACCCCTCGTTATAGGCGCGGAAAGCGTCAGCCTCGGCATCGGGCACTGGTGAAAGCCCTGCCACATTCTGACCAGGAAAGAAGTGCTGTACTGCAGTCTTGGCAGCGCGAAGAGAGTTAAATCCCGTGGTGTAAGGGCCGTCCGTAATAGCGCTGTCAATGCTGAAACGCGCTCGGTAAAGCTTTCGCGTTCGCGTGCGGTGTGGACCGAGGATCAAAACAGGTGCCGCGGCGCTGCTGTCGATGCGCTGTCCATCAGGACCAACAAGCGGACCAGCTACAACATCGCCGTAGCGATGGGTGATGCGGATACGCAGGCCTTCGGCTGAATCGAAGTGACTATCACCGCGACCAGCCGCACCAGCGGGAGGCAGCGCAGCTGCTTCGTCCTCGGGGAAGTCCTCTTCCTCCGGTTCCGCAGGCTGCTGCATTGCCTGCATCTGAGCCTGGTAGCCAGCCATCTGCGACTGGAACTGAGCGTCCGCTGATGCATTGAGCTGCTGCGTTACCTGTTCGTTGAGCTTGGTCTCGATGCTGTAATCAGTGCCTCCGAAACGAGATTCGCGCACTTCGAGGGCGTTCAACACGCCGTACTGCAGATATTGGATGTCGGAAGCAGCTTTCAACTGCATCAGCTCAACCTTCTCCTTATCCGTCTGGGTGAAGACAGAAGGGAAGTGGACTGACCACGACTCGGGAATACGCCCTCGGGTTGGACCTTCCCGCGAGGCCATGATATAGGTGAAGACCTCCGTGATCGGAGTACGGCAGTAAACCTCCTGCCACTGCTCCACAAGCGAGGACCACACACGCTCCTCAAAGCGGCCTTCCTTGCCCAGGCCGCCGGGGGAGTCGCCCATCAGGATCGAAGCCGGCCAGCCTGTTGCTGCCTGCAGATCCTTGATAAAGGGATCAGTTGCGGTGGCGATGTTACTCAGTGCTCGGTTGATGAAGTTGATGTCTTCCTCAACATCCACCACCATGCCGCCGTAAACGCTGCGGCTGAGGTTGTTGGCCTCAAGGCGCTTGCGTAAGTCGGCTTCGTTGCCGGCCGCAATGCGGTTGAAAAGCCCGGGAATCTTATGAACGAACACGTCCGAGTCGGAAGTCATCGACTCCAAGCCGGACATTGCGGTCTCGTAGCGCTTGAAGGCGTTCCAGATCAGCTGCAATACTGACTGACCCCAGCCGGTGTTACGGGAGCGCTGGTTCCAGGG